GGTAGCCATAACTTTAAAGCGGTGTTATCCACTCCAGTAGGTACGACCTTTTCGGGGTTGTTGTATAGGTCGGCCACTTGTGCGGCGGTTAGGGCGGTGTTGAATAATTTAAAGCCAGCCATCAAACCTTCAGCGTATGAAGATGCCGCAGTATGTTTAAACAAATTCAACAATCCGTTAGCCGTGCTGAAATTAAAAGATGCGGATATTGAACCGATTGAAACACCATTAATATAACCCTCAAGCGTTGTGCCGTTAAAGGTCATATCAAATTTATTCCATTCGTTTGCCGTTAGCGATGGCGTTTGTAAAGTGTAAGCGGTTCCGTCATCTAATGTAATCCGTAAAACGCTTAATCCTTGTTCTATTCTTATGTCATCCGTTCCGCTATGTAATAGAGATACTAAACGCAGTCCGTTGTCGGTTATATTTGCTAACTGAAAATTAAAGGACATTGAAATAGCGGTGTAAGCCGTTACATCTAACGTCCCACAATCAACATAATCATTAACCCCATCAAAAGAAAGGGCCTTCCCGCTATAAAGTTTAGCACGATTAAAAGCCAAAGGGCTTTGGTCATTGCCGCGCGGTGAAAACGGCTTATTCACTAAAGTTGTTTGTACTGCCATAATAAAAAAATGTTTTTTAGTTAGCCGTACCGGTGTTCCCGTTACCGCTTGAATCCGGCACGCTTGTGCCGCTTATATCATCCAAAGAATACCACGCCTTAAGGCCGTTTGATTCCGCACCGCTTAATGCTTCGTAGCTTTTCCACATCACGGAATTAATCTCATCGCTTGAAAGTGCGCGGTTCCAAAATGCGACGTTGGCGAGGTTGCCGTCAAACCATTCAGCATCCGAATAGTTTTGTTTGCCTATCGTTGAATCGCTTTCGGTGTTTATCGTTAAACTTACCGAACTCGTTATATTCTCGCTTCCGTTTATATATAGACGCATTGTACTTCCATCATAGGTACCAGTAACGAAAATCCATTCATTTGGATGCGTTGTAGTTGCGACTATTGACGTACCATTACAAGCGTAAATAGGAGCCTCCGAATAGCGCATATACAACAAAATACCATCGCTTGACGCGTCTCGGTTATCAAAAATAAATTTACTATTTCCCGTATCATCCGCATAAACCCAAGCCGCTATCGTGTGGTTCGTATGACTGAACGCGTTGTCCGTTTGTATATAATCACTCGTCCCGTTGAATTCGGCCGAGCCTTGGGCTGGGAAATTGAGGCCAGCAGTCGTGAACTTGTTAAACATAACCAGTCCATTTTTGATAATTGCCGAACCCGCGCTGAACAACCCTCTCCGGAGGAGGTAGTAGAATTGAGATTGTTTCATTCATCTTCGTCTTTATATGTTTTGTAAAGTTAACTATCAACGCGTGATCAGATCACTTCTCTTTTTTCTGAATCACAAACCAATCGCCATTCGGCCCGCCCATCAATGTGACACCATCGTAGGGCCTTTGCATTGAGTACGAATCTTCGCCATCAATGCGTTCACCCGATTGCGGAGTCAATGAAATGTTTTTGTTTGCGGCGATGGTGTCATCCGTTTTGAATCGCATAATCAATCCCGGTTCTGATGATGGTAAATTCAATGTGTACGTTCCATTTTCACCACTTGCAAAATCAATGAAGTTGAAATTGTTGGCCGATGATAATGTTTCCGAACCGCTTGGCGTTCCCGTCACTTCATTCAATGTCACATTCACGCGCCCCGTTGTTGTGAACTCACCAACCGATGTGGCCGCCAGTGTTGAATTGCCAGTGACGCCAAGCGTTCCGCCCAGCGTTGTGTTGCCGTCAACGTTTGCGTTCGTAGTTACATCAACAGAGTTCAGATCAGCATTCACGGCGTCAATGCCTTCGAATGATGAATTGCCCGTCAAGCCGTTGACGTTACCGACTGCAATCACATCCGTGATTGTTGTCACATCATCAAACGTTGGCGTGATAGACGCGCGACTTATTGCGAACCATTCGCCATCCCATTCATCCGTGTTTGCTGAATACGTTCCGCCCAACTGCACCCAATTCTTTGAATCAAAAACCAATCGTTGACGGAAATCGTGGGAACTATAAAAACGCCCCATGTATTTTTGAATCGGTTCATCCATCAGTTTCAAAAATTCTTCACACACCAATCGTTGGATTGTTTTATATGAACCGGAATTCCCTTCGCGCCAATTCGTGTAAGGAATTTTTATCAATAACCCGCCAACGTTTATTTGCTCCACCAATGAACCGCGTTCACCTTGCCCAGTGAACACACTTGTTTCGGGCAGTTCATAAGAAATCAATCCATTGACATCAGCGTTTGGCGACACGGCTCGAATTCTTGTTGTTTGATTTTGTATTGAGCCGAATGATGTCGCCACGGATTGCAACGTCATCTTGTATGATGACGAATTCCCGACGTTCAATCCACGAACGGAACCATTCGTGTTTACAAAACCAACAAAATCCCAATTGATTGTCATGTCGCCATCGGTTGGGATTGGCGGCGTCACAATCGTTGTTGGTCCACCGACTTGAATGACATCGGAATTTCCCAAAGTCACTTGACCGCTAAATTCTTGGAACGTGCCAACAAAAACTTCGTACCCCGAACCCGATTGTGTTGTGGTCCATACGGGTGTCGATGGTGTCATTCCGCTGAATGTTCTTTTCAAATAGTAGGTGACGTTGTTGTCAAAATCAAACAATTCAATATTCAATTTTAACTTCGCAAAGATGTTGTTTTGATTAACGTTGACATTTAAAAACAATTTGATTTGGTGATTGAACACCAACGTCAATTGATTCTGCAACGCGGATGAAACCAAACCAATCGCCAAGTTCGGGTCAACTCCATTTTTCCACGTCACCCCCTTCATCGCCTTTGGTTCTTGATTCAATGTGATAGCCACATCATTCACCGCGGGCAAAAAGTTGAAAATATTTCCAGCCAAACGCGCTTTGTTTGACGTTTGGTCGATGGTCTTGTTGTAAGAAACCGACGCGTTGTCAATCTTTGTTTTGTCCTTCTTGTATTGATGTTGAATCATTGACGATGCGTCACGCTGGAACAATTGTTCCAATCGGTATTGGCCGTTTGAATAGTAAAAACGCAACCCGAAAATCGTGCATATTTGTGACAATATTTCAAACCAATTTTTGTTGGTGTAAACACCTTGTTCATCAATCGTGTCAAACGCGTGGAAATCAACCCACGTTTCATCCAGCGGATTGTTGTTGGCGTTGTAGGTCATTTCTTGCGCCCACCAGTTCGACACAACGGCCAACACGGGGTGTTCGCTTCCATATATTCCCAACACACCAACTTGGTCCAATGCGTTGATAAATTGGTTCGTGGATTGTCTAAAGAATGACGTGCCACATTTAGTGTCTTTTAACTTTGAAATGCCGTCCGTGGCTTGGATGTTTAGAATGTAAGGTTGCGAAACATCTTCAACTTCAATGATGTCTTGCACGATGTAGCCACCCCAATGAAAGTCGAGGTACACCATTTGTTCCTCATCGGGTGAAAATGACATCACCAATCCATCGTCGGAAACCTTGCTTGTATTGTACCACGTGTTGGCATCTTCACCGCTGAATTCACCTTTCCAAATCTTGACGAAATAGCGGTCTTGTTGGTATTGTTTGAGCGTGTTCAAAAACGCGGTTGTTGCTAAATCTTGAACGTACATTCCAAACGATACCGACGACCCAATGATTGGGGAATATATGTTGTCCGTTTGCCCCGAATAGTTCAATTCAAAACCATCACCCGTGACATTGAATTGGTCGGGGTCGGTTCCCGTATATTCGTCGTCCCAAATTTCAATCAAGTAAAAATGTCCGTAGCTACTGCGGAACTCGGAAAAGAGTTTTGGATTCGCCATATATTAAAAACCTCTTTGTCTTGTTCGGTTGCGTGATGCTCTCTCTTGAGAAAGTAGTATGTCTGATCCAGAGATGCGACCAACGACTTCAACGCGTTGAGAGCCGTTCCCGCCGTTATTCATGAGCGCATTCAATTTCGAGAGCGGTAGAACTGCTTCTGATTCTCTACCTTCGCCAACGAGCGCAAGAGTCGGTCCCGTCACAATTCCCCCTTCAGCCAGTGCTGGAATATCACCTTCAGACGCTTTCGACATTTTCGCTCGTATCGCACCAGCGGCCGCGATCATTGCAATACCCGCGCCCACTGCTAAAGCGGCGCCCATTGGCGTTGGCCCAGCGGCCAATGCTTTGACAAATGCTTCAACGCTGATCCCGTATTGAATAAACATTCGCCCAAGTTGATCTAACAACCCAGCAAATGTACCCAGTAAGAAAGATCCCATATCAGCAAATGACGCTTCGCCCATTACCATTGCACCCGCGATCTCTGCCATTCCTGCGATTGTGTCGATCGTTGTGCGATGCATGAGTTCAGCAACTGCGTTGTTCAGTTCTTTGTATTTCAAAGCAAATCTCTTTGCTGATTCATATGCTTTGCGATATGAATGATCGAATTCATCTGCCGCGTCACTTGTGTTCGCAAGATTTTCTTCTGACTTATCGAACCAATCCCCCATGCCATCATAGTTGATGTTCGCAAGTCTTTTCAGTTTTTTTTCTGCGTCTTCAGCGCCGTTGCCAAGTCCGTCAAGATCGTCTTCAACTTCTTCAATTTCAACAGAAGCCGTTGCCATGCTCGATGCAATCTTGTCAACATTTTCGCCGACTTTCACAACTGCTTTGTTTGCGTTTTTCAAAGCGATTTCTTGAGACTTCAAGATTGCATTTGTAGCACCGACAGAAGATGCCAATTTTTGTTGTTCTGGTGTAAATTTTTGATAGCTGTTGATCACGTCTTCCAATTCGCCGTCACTAAGAATGCGACCAAATTGTTCTTTCATTTGAACAGCAAGTTCATCACTGACTGCAAGAGTTTTGTTGAATTGCGTTTGTGCGTCAACTGCTTTCTTTGTGACCGCTGTCATTTCATCTTGAGCCGCCATCAATGCTATCTTTTTGGCGACTTGTTTGTTCATTTCTCTTTGAGCGGTTGCGATGTCATTTGTCGCGTCTTTTTCATCAATCAGATTCGGAAGAAGATCACCATATTCCGTGTTTAGTTTCGTGATCAATCTTTTTCTTTGATCTTGCGCGATGTTCTGATCTTGAATCGCATTCATCAACTTGTTCGCTTGAGTCGTGCGCACTTGAGTTTCTGCAATATCTTTCTTTGCGCCTTCGCTCAATTTGTGCTGTGTTTCAACAACTTCTTTTTTGCGTCTGTTGACTAACATCAAAACAGCGGCGAAGGCTGCCAATCCCGCGATGACAACACCGATCGGATTTGCTGTCAGTGCTAAATTGTACGCTCTTTGAACTGCGGCCGCAATCTTTGTAACCGTGTTTGATTTGATCATTGCAAATCTCAGAAGACGAACATTTCTGATCAAACCGCCAGTCAAGAACAAAAGCGGACCGGCTGAAGCTAACAACGCCGCAAAGACGACAACCGTCTTTTTCACTGCTGGTGAAGCCTTGTTCAATTTACTTGCAAGATTTGCGAATCCTTCAATCAAAGGAACAACGGCTTCTGCAACAACTTCACCAACAGAGATTCCGAGACCTTCCATTGCTGACTCGAGACGCTTTGAAGCACCGAGAGCGTTGTCGCCCATTTCGTCTGCCATTGATTTTGCAGAGCCTTTTGCGTTCTCAAACTCTTTCGTCAATGGCTTGATCTGATCAACGCCTTCAGCAAGAATCAAGAGTGCTGATTGTGCTGAACGACCGACTTCATCTTTTGCATCAGCGAGACCGATGCCTTTTTCAGCGAGATCTTTCAGTGCTTCAGATGTTGGCTTTCCAGAAGCACCAATCTCTGAGATGATTCTTCGCAGTGAAGTACCAGCTTGAGAGCCTTTGATACCAGCATTTGCGAGAACAGCCATCATCGCTGATGTTTCTTCAATGCTCATTCCAGCACTTTTTGCAACTGGAGCGACAAACTTCATTGAGTTTGCGAATGTCTCCATGTCGAGTGCAGATGTCGAGAACGATTTCGCCATGACATCTGTGACGCGACCAGTTTCTGATGCGTCAAGACCGAATGCTCTGAGTGTAGAACCAGCGACTTCTGCCGCTCTTGCGAGATCAGAACCAGATGCTTGAGCGAGAGCGAGAGTTCCTTCAGTGACTTTTGTGATCTCTGTTGCACTGAAACCGAGTTTTGCGAACTCTGTTTGAAGAGACGCTACTTCTCGAGCAGTGAACATTGTTGAAGAGCCTAATGCTTTCGCATTGTCTGAAAGCATTTTGAACTCTTCTGCTGTTGCACCAGAGATCGCTTTGACTTTTGACATCTCTGCTTCAAATCCTTTGAAGACATTAAAAGAGACAGCACCAAGAGCAACAAGTGGCGCAGTCAGTTTCATCGACATATTTTTGCCGGTTGCCTGCATCTTCTTGCCGAGTCGATCCATTGATCGCTCTGCTTTTGTCAGCCCTTTTTTGAATGGCGCGATGTTTGCCGTTAGGCGAAAATTAAGACTTGAGAGATTGGCCATGCTTTAGTTTTGCGCGTTCGTTTCTTTTGTTTATGACATCAATGATCTCTCCTTTCGTCCAGATATTGTGCTTTTTGTTTTTACTCTCCCAAGGAAAGACAATCAAATCTCTTGCCTTGATCGATTTCTTTGTGTGAACATTCAACAGAAGCGTTGTTTGCCAACGCGTTCTTTCCCATTCACTTTGTTCTTTTCTATTCTCTCGCTCATTGAATCCGCTGACTAAATTTGTCCACTCTCTCGGAAGCAAATCATAAAATTCAAAAGGTCTGAGCCCAATCTGGCCGAACGCGAATGATTCGAGATCGTCCCAAGTCGCTTTCTTTTTGTTGTGATCGCGTCGGCCTATTTCTTTTTTTCTGACTTCGTGCTGTATTGTTCTTCAAAAACAGCAAACACTTTTTCAATCAGTTCTTCATCTTCGTCAATCCAATCTGCAATATCTGCAACGTCATAGCGAAAATGTATTTTCTCTTTTCTTGCCCCATCTTTGAAACCGCAAAACATGAGCGTGATCGCTTGATCAAGTGTCATGTCATTGCCTAAGTCTTCAAGTTGTGACAAAGTTGTTCCAGTCATTTTACTGAATTCGCGAAGTGCATTGAACCCAAATCTGACTGCGTGTTTTCTTTCGTTTGTTTCTATTATCTGAACCATATTTGTTGATGTTGTTAAAAAGAGAGCATCTCTCGATGCTCTCTCTGTTGTTTAGTATTAAGCGACAGACGCTTGAGTCAATACGCCAGTTCCGGTAAATCCGAACGAGTATGTCACGTTTTCTTCAACCCCCGCTTCTTGTTCGTAGCTTACGAGATACGCGTCGCCAGTGTAGTCAATCTCACCACTTGTTTCAGAACCGAATTTCACTTTCACAAGTGTACGGTTTGACAACAAAGTAAACAGATCGTCTGGTGTGTCGTAATCTCCAGAGATTGAGTAGGTGACAAGTCCGTCGCCACTAAGTGACCACGCTTTGAGACCTTCAAGATTCTCTTGCCATCCAGAAGAGTCTTTTGTAGTTGTGTCGCGTGTCTCCATTGAAACACTTAATGATGCCGATGTTGCACGGCCGATGATGTCGTAAGTTGTTCCGCCATCTTCGCTGATTTGAATCACAACGTCAGTTGAGTTCATGATGCTTGTTGCAGCCATTTTCTTTTGTTTTTATTTTATTATTCAATTATTAATCAAGTGAAACGCGAAATATCAAATCTACTTGAGAAGAGAAAGTTCTTTCGTCATCACTAAACAAATCGCGCTCACCGTCGAATGAGCATGATTGTACTTTAATGCTTTCAATCGTTTCATTCATGCGAACGAATGCGCTTCTAATATACGAAACTGCGTTCTGCGTGTCAGCATATGAAGTCGAAACAATTGTCACTCTGACATTCATTTCATCGAGATGTGAGTCGCTGTCTTTTGAACGCTGTGCGTCATTGACAACAATCTCATAAATCGCGAAAGGATGTTGTGCTGTTTGCGCGCCAACGAGTGGATAGACTCTACCGCTGAACAAAGTGTTCAGATCAGAATCATTGTCAAACTTGTATTTGATGACCTTACCAATCATTTGAGTGACGCTTTTACTTGTTTATCAAGAAACGCTTTCATCAGAGACTTGAATGTTGTTCTGACGAGAGAGAGCCCTCCTTTTTTTGCTTTTTCAGCAAAGCCAAAGTTGGCTCCTTTGACATATTCTCCGTACTTATTGATGAATCCGTATTCAACAAAGTGAGCAAACCAACCACCTTTTTCTGGATCAGAATATCTGCCTTTCACTCTCGCACCTACTGAGAGCGAAGAGAAAGTCTGATGTTTTCTGACTCGCGTGTTGATGATACCGATCGACTTCTTGAGTGTGCCTTTCGGTATCTCTGCATACACACCGCCGTATCTGTACACTTTGAAACTTGATTCATCAGTGATGTTCGCTTTGAAACGCGCCACCATAGGCTTCAGAGACGCTCTCTGAACTTTTCTGATGTCTTTAGTCTGAACACTATTCGCAAGAGCGTCAAGCTCTTTAAATGCACGTTGAAACTCACGCATGAGAACGTCTTCTTCAAAACCAATGAAGTTCTTGCCTTTGACAGAACTTCTCGACATCATTCTTTCAGCAGTTGTTCCCATGATCAGTCTGTGAGTCTTGTCTCAATACGTTGAAAAGAATCTCTTGATTCATCGCTGATGATCGCTTCAATTTTGTACGTCTTATTGTTGTAGACGATCCGCATCTGTTCATTGATGTCTGATCGATAGCGAATGAAAAAATGTACTTTTTTCACTGCAACGAGTTGATCAGACTGCTCATTTTCAGATCCAGACTTTTCAACGACTCTTGACCATACTGAAGCAAGTGTTGTGAACGACTTGTTGAGTTGTCCAAATGCATCAGTTGAAGACGTAAACGTCTGAAGCGTGATTCGTCTATCAAGTTGTCCAGCTTGTTTGATCATCAGAATGTGAAGATTCTGTACGGGTTCCATAAATACTCTGAAGCAGTCGGCAATCTCTTCACGCTGTCAGCGCGTTGATCGTAAAGATCAGAGATGACGAGCATCATTCCTTGAATCAACGGTTTTGGAATCGCTGAGACATCTGTGCCGACGACGTATCTGACGATCACTTGATTCACTACACCAGCAGCCGCAAACCAACCAGCAGTTGATTGCACTCTTGCGGGTTCTGAGATCAAGTCAGTCACATACTGATCAGAAGTCAATGAGACTTCAGATCCAATTTCATCGACATACTTGACTGAAGATATTGAAGTGACTGGTCCTCTTGACAGATAAATCAGATTTGACAAGTTGTTCCATGAATTTGTAGGGAACTTGTCAAAATATTCATCAATTGTCGTGCTGACAAGAATTCTTCTTGTGTACTCTTCACACATCTGTCGAGACGCAGTGATCAAAGCATTGATCAAGCTGTCGTCATCTGAGTGATCAACACGCAAAAAGTTCTTTGCTTCAGCAAGAGTGATTGGCTCAGAGGCCGCCGCAGTTACAATATCAAATGCCATTGTCTATCGTGTTTCCTTTTTCGTTGTTTTCTTGACTGCTTTCTTTGCGCGTGTCTTCGCTGGTTCAGCGATCACTTCACAAAACTTTGCATTCAAGAAGTCGAGCGCCATCTCTTCTGAATGGAGCTCCACTACCGCATCTTTGCGATAGTGGAATCCATTTCCAGAGACAGATTTCAAAAATCTGACTTTCATGATTAGGCTTGAGCCAAGTATTTCACTGCACGAGTGTCAAGAACTTTTGAGTCCTTACGAGCATATGAAACAAATCCTACCTCGAGTTCATCCATGTAACGCTCATTCAAACGTACCATCTGAACACCACCAGCAGAGCGAACAACAAACTTGCTGAAGTCAGCCGCCAACAATGTTTTCTTGCCAGTCGTAATTGCTGACTCCATATCGTTGTTATAGTAGATGTTATATCCGAACAACTTGTCTGGCTGTCCCGCTTCCATTGAAGGAATAAAGATCGGGAAGTCATTTGCAGAGCCAAGACCTAAAGCACGAATGGCCGCGATCACGTTGTCGTGAGCCATAAGACCGAATGTTGGCTTGTTGCGGTAGCTTGGATCGATGCTGTGAATCAAGTCAAGGATGTCATCAGCCGCGATTGCAGTTGCAGAGGCCGCAGTGTTTCCTAAACTTGCGCCAGTGATGATCCCTTGTGGTTGGCTTGAGCCAGTTCCGCTTGTGAATACACCGTTTGTTGCACGAGCGATTCTTTCACCCATTGCTTCAGCAAGGAAAGAATTCAAATCGAATGCGTTGTCTTGTAGCAACTGCATTGAAACGCGCACTTGGCTTGCGTAGTTGTAGGCACTCAACTGAGCGTTTGCGAATGTCATGTCTTGAACGGTTACAGCCGCCGCTTCAGCAGTTAAACCAGCATCCGTTGCAGTGTCGTTAATTGTTGGGTAATCCAACAATGCGCCACCAGCAGTGTTCAATTTCTTTGCAAGACGCTCAACTTCACCAGTGAACAATGTCGCCATGTCCAACTCGTTTGAGAACTCTTGAGGCACAAGGAAACCGCCTAAGGAATCGGTCCCAGCTACCTGCGTAGAAGTACCTCTCATTTCAGCCATCATGTTGCGCTCTTCAGCGTTTAATGATCCCATGCCAGAGCGTAGGTACTTGCCGAACGCTTCAGTGCGTGTTGCTTTCGGAGATGCTTGACGCGCCTCAGTATTTGCAGCCAATTCTTTTTTCATCTCAGCGGCACGCTCAAGCGTATCGATCTGATCTTTGATGCCTCTTGCATCTGCTTCCATTTTGTCGAATTTCGACTTTTCTTCAGCGTTCAATGAACGTCCTTCTTTTTGAGCGATCTCAACGATTTCCGTTGCATTTTTGATCAACTCAGCGCGTTGTCCGCGTAGTTCGATGTTTTTCATCTTTTTCTAAAAATTTAGGGTTTTCAATTTATAAACATAAATGTCGGAATCATTCTCTTCTGCTTTCACTTCAACAGAAGCGTCTTCAGAAGACGTGTCTGTTTTTGCTTCAGCTTCAGATTCTGATGCCAAATCTCGTTGCTTGAGTTCACTTGTTGCGTCGGGGTAAGCCGGTTGGGCAACTGGTGAAACATCCAACAAACGTGATACTTTCTCAATGATTCGATATGTTGTGCCGTTGCGTTCTTCCCAACGATCACGATCGATCAAAAATGCGAACGAACTTTGATTGATGTCGCCTCTTTTCATGAGTTCCATCAGATCGTTCGCGTATGTTGTGTTCGGTAGATCTACTTCATAGTAGAGACCTTTTTTGTCTGTGCTGATTCTTAGTGTGCCAGAAGAGACACGGCCCAAGATCAAGTTTTCGTCATGATTGAAGTACGCACGAACATCATTGTCGAGAACATCGTCAAATGCTCCGCGTTCTATTTGTTCGTAGAAACCGCCCATCCATTCGCTGTCAGATCCGTACACCGCCGCGTAGCCTCTGATCGTGTTGCCTTCATACTCAGCAGTTTCCATTCTGAACTCACGCTCTTCACGAATCACTGAACTCTTGCGAACTTCAGCATCAAACTTCTCAAGTGTGCTGAATCTGTGAGCAACGTTCAACGCTGGTTTTCTCTCAACATACGCATCAGTTTCTGAGTCGAATCGATAGATTCTGATGAGCGCGGCTGGGTCATCTTCTGATCCTTTGACTTTGAATCCAGAATCTGCTTCAATTTCTCCGTCACGCTCGACTTGTATGATACGACCGTAAGCAGAGCCGCCAGATGACGACCAGCGAACGAAGTCACCGACAGAGAGTGAATCTGCTTCTGCGCGATTTTCAAGAGCAGAGGCGTCTTCTGAGACATCTTCTTGTTGCTCTCCTTTGCCGAACGTGATGACGATCTCATCATCAGTCTCGACAACGTTCTTGATATGACGTTCTGATTTGTCTTCCATTTTTTCAATTGTGCTTTTTGCCCAGCGAAGCATTGCATCACCGCCCCATGCATCGTACATGATTGATCCGCAAATCTCTTTTTGATCTTCATCAAAGTATTTGCCTTGATCATAAACTTTTGCTCTGCTCAAAAAAGAAAACGTTCTGACAAGAGTGTCTTTCGAGATCGTTTCTCTTTTTGAAAGTTGATTTGCACGTTGCCAGCCTACGGGTGTTCCGCAGTCAGAGCCGTGCTTCTCGCGATGATCGAGAGCGCGTTTTGCATTGTTTGTCGCCGCTTCTGGGTAGTTATTGTACGGCATCGTCGTTCTCTTCAGTTGTTTGTGCTGATCCTACTTCAGTCATATTCAACGGTTGCAAGTATGCGTCACCGCCTTCGATCGGAGTCAAGTTCTCCATTCTTCTGACATCATTTGCGCTGATCCAGCCCCATTGACGTCCTTTTGTATAGGCTTCGTATCGTGACTTGATGTCGCCGCGAAGTAAGCCTTCCATGTTGAATCTGATGTAGTATTCAGAATCTGTGACAAAGAGTTTTCTGTTGAACTCAGATTCCCAACGTTTAACCCACGGAAGGATCGTGTTTCTCTGAAACTGAATTCCTTGTTCTTCGATGTTTGCTCTTGTGCTTGAGTTCTCAAGACTGCCTAAATATGCGAGTGGGATTCTGAAGAATCTTGCGATGTCTTCAACTGCGAATTTTCTTGTACTGATGAACTGCGATTCTTGCGGACTGATGCTCATCTTCTCGACTTTCATTCCTTCTTCAAGAATTGCAGTCTTGTGAGAGTTGTCAAGTCCAGAGTTGCGTTGATGCCATGATCTGATCATGCGCTTGTACGCTTCATCTGACAATCTACCCGGGTGTGTCAGAACAGCAGAGATGTTTGCTCCGTTGCCGAAGAATGAACCGCCGAAGCGATCAGCCGCGAGTCCGAGTCCTATTGATTCTCGAGCCGCTTCGATGACAGACTTTCCGACGATACCGTCGAATCCAAGCCCAACGATGTGAATCACTTCACTATCGTCAAAAGTCTCTTTGTCGTCTATCGTGTAGAATTTTTCATCTTGATACACTTTCACTTTTACGCGTTCTGGATGTACTGGGATCAATCGCACAGCTTGTCCAGAAGTGTTTCGTTTGATAACGATGAAAGCGTTTCCGTGAAGACAGAGATGCGCTTGACACACTTCGCGAAGCGTGAAGTCTGTCATCATAGCATTCGGCTCGTGAATCAGTTTGTTAACCGGATGATCTTTTGCGTCTCTGACGATTTCGTTCTGTGTTGTCTTGACATCCCAAGGAAGTGACGCGATCGTCTCTGATATGACACGAACTGCGCCGAAGACAGCAGAGAGTTGCATCGCTGTCGTTTCTGTGACTGGTATTCCAGTCTTGCTCTCGTTGTCGCTGAACAACCACTCAGCAGGGTTTGCAAGTGATGTCGACGGTCTGTTCGGGTTTGATCTGATCGCTCCAAGAACTCGAGAGAACAAGTTTTGATTTTCTGCCACGCGCTGATGTCTTTGAATGAAATTTCAATTCAAAGCTAACTATCTACGAATGAATAAAAAAGACACGATTCAGATTTCTGAACCGTGTCTACAACAAAACAAAGCGTTTTGAGTCCGCTCGACTATTCGTTCATGATCTGCTCGATGTATTGCTGAATTCCAGTGTCGTAGCCTTGAGCGTCTACCCAGTTGTTCAGATGAGCGATGATGTATGCGTCAGCGTGACGCTCGTGTTCTGTGTCTTGAAGTGCTTGTGTGATTAACCCGATCGCTTCAGATAGATGATCTTGCGCTTGTTCAAGCATGTTGATTCTGTCTTGTAGTGTCATTTTGTTTTTATTTTAATAAGAGAGCGACTCGCGTCGCTCTCTCTGTTGTTTCTTACATGTCGGTCCAGATCTCGAATCTTGATTCATGATTGATCCATGTGCGGCCTTTTTCTGATTTGACGATGCGCTTTCCTTCACCGAATACGTGATTCATAAACTTTGCTTTGAATACATTCTCTTCAGTTCTTACGATTGATACTGGGACAAAACCTCTGTTGTGAATACATCCGCCGACTGAAAGATCATTGAAGAAGAATTTGTTGTCCCATTTGCGTAGTTGATAAAAACGCTTTCCAACAAAATCTTCTTTTCCGTAGTTCTTGATTTCTTCAACTTTGAAGATCATCGTGTCTTCAGCGATTCTTGATGCTGTTCTTTCAACTGCGCTTTTTGCGTACACTTTCAAGTTGAATTCTTCGAACTCTTCAACCGAAGAAGTTTCAAGTGATAAATCGTAGTTGGCTTTCAATGTGTTTGAGAACAATGTTTTTGCTGTTTCTGCATCAAAGTTCTGAGTCATTGTGTAAACGTCTAAAATTGCTGGGTTGATTGTTGCTGTTGTTGTCATTTTGTTTTTTGTTTTTGTTGTTATTACTTGTGTAAATGTACAGCTATTTTTTGAACTCACAAGTATTCACAAGAAAAAAGTGACATTTATTTGATAATTGAGTACAAACACTCTTTCGTTTTAGTATTAAATACTCATAATCATCTGATACTTGTCGCTGATATGCAGTTTGCTTTCTCTGTGCGTGTGTGTATACACACACAAACAGAAAAACAAACAAAGAGACAACTGCATGATTTTATTTTCTTCCAGCTATATATATAGCGGGAGAAAAAAACAATTCACAAGAAACTCACAACTACAAGAACCGAATCTCGCTTTCTTCATACACAGAAGTTGAAGTGTGATCAGACTTCTCAATCGTCATCTTTTCACCGAGTGCCATGATCAAAGCGACAACGCCATCGATCTTATCACCAGCTTTTGATTTCGAGAACTTGACATTCTCTGCATCATCTTTCTTGACGACAACATTCGAGATCATCCATCTGAGCATTGCATTTCCTCCGTGATGAAGTTTCTGCTTCTTGATCAAGACTTCAGCATTTTTTATCGGTGCTGTCATTGAGATGAAACCTTGACCGAAAGGATCTGTCATGATACCAGCATCGCTCAACTGATTGATCAGAACGTTTGAATTCCATCTATCGTATGCAATCGACGTGATCTCAAATGCTTCTGCACATTCAATGATCTTGTTCTTGATGACATCATAGTCAGTTGAGTTGCCGTCTGTGACGATGAGTTCACCACGAGAGACGAAGTTGTCGTATGATCCACCAGTTTGATTTCGTCTTCTTTCAACTGCACTCTCAGAAACAAAAAAGTACGGAAGCACTTTCAACGATCCATCCTCAAAAGGAAATACCATAACAAAAGCACACACGTCTTCTGTTTGTGCTAAATCCAAACCAGCATAGCACTGACGATTCTTCAACTGCTCGATGTCAATGTCATCGCCAGATGAAGCCATCCATTCAGCATCTGTGATCCATCCAGTGAGTGATGAAACCCATTGATTCAAATGCAACTGACGAAATGCGATCTCTGACGAAGGAAGTGTCTTCGCTTCTTTCGCCATCTTCTTGAAGTATTGTTTCGTGATGCTGACTTCATAATTCGGATTCGCTTTTCGCCATGTCTCTTCAATATGTATGTCATCATCTGGTTCTGCTTCATATATAAGAGGCAAAAAAGTATCGTCGTCGATTGTGCCTTCGCGGACTTTCTTTCCGTATGAATAAAGTTCATAGCAGATCGAGTTCGGATCAAACATTCCAGCCGTCGTGATCGTCATCATCAGTGGCTGTTTTCGCGCACCCATAGAAGTCGCCATGACGTCCCACATCTCTCTGTTCTTTGCCGTGTGTAGTTCATCGTATATCACCATGGATGCATTGGCTCCGTGAAGAGTTCCAGCCTCCGCCGCGACTGCTTTCAAGAATGAGTTTGAGTTCTTCATCACAATTGAGTTCTGATACACATGACACGATCTTGAAAGTACAGCAGAATTTTTGATCATCTGTTTGCACACATCGAAGACGATCTTCGCTTGATCACGAGATGAAGCGCAACAAAAGATCTCAGCACCTTTCTCTGCACCGACAAACAATTCTGCAAGTGCTAACGCCGCAGAGAGATTTGACTTTCCGTTCTTTCTCGGAATCTGAACATACGCTGTTCTATACTGACGCGTGTCATCGTCATTGATTGTGCCGTACAATTTTCGAATGAATTCTTTTTGCCACTCTTCAAGAATGAACGCTTTGCTGGCAAGATCGCCTTTAACGTGTGTACACACGCGTTCAATGAACTTGATTCTGATCTCTGCTCTGTCGTTGTCGTATCTCATTGTTAGTCGTTTAATAAATCATCAAGAGATTCAACTCTCTCTGGTGTGTTCAACTTTGCTCTTGATGATGCTGTGAGTCCAAACTCTGGAAGCATCTTCTTCAATCTGTCCCAGCTTTGTTGCATCAACGCAAGTTCTGGTCTCGGTCTGTGCATCTCATCGCCTTGAGCATTCGTCGTCGTGTATGTCGGGCCCAATGTTCTGATCACTGCACGACTCGCGCAGTAATCTTCCCAAGCATCTGACATCATCTGCAAAGCGATCGCATCGATCTCTGCAAGAACGCCAAGATCATCAAGATGTTTGACGAGCCAATCGAACGTATCTCTTGAGTCGCTGAAGACTGGTTGCTGTGGAGTTCCACTCGCTTCAAGTCGATTCTCGTGTCTGTCTTTGCGAAATGTATCAGATGCTTTGAGCATTGCTGTTGGTTTTGGCTTCCTACCTTTGCCCATATTTTATCATTTTATTGCTCACTTTTTACCCCTCAAAATTGACTCCATGTTTAAACCTTGGGGTCGGTGATTGTTTTATATTCTGCAATTTACATTTCTCACCCCCCTATGCGTGTGTGGGCTTCGCGTCCAGACTTTCTGTTGTGACATTTATGACACATTGATTGCAAATTATCCCATGAGAGCGAGTCGCCTCCGTCTCTGATCGACACGATGTGATCGACAACTTGAGCGATCGATTCACACTCAATACAAAGAGGGTTCTCTTTGATGAACATGTTGCGAAGTTTACGCCATTGAGTTGTTTGATAGAACTTGTTGCGCTCTTTGCGATCGTGAGACGCCACGTTCTGACCAGTCAACCACGGTCTTTGCTTTCTACTTGGATTGCTCGGCATCTCTCAAATCTTTTCTAATGAATAGCAGTGCGCGTGTCGTTATGCCTAACGCTTCAGCCGCTTCTTTGTATGTGTCGTGACGCTCAAGAGCGATCTTGATCAATCGTTCTTTATTTCTTTTTAAATTCAGATCTTTCATCGTGTCAAGTATTGCTCGATTTCTTCTGCATCAGAGTCAAAGTCATTCACATAGATTGGTGTGTAGTCGCCGACGTATGTGTTCCATGTATTGTATTCGAGAAACTCAATCGCTTCTTCAACACTCATCTCATCACGAGACACTAAGATCTCGAGCATCTGAACTTTGCTGTATACAATGCGAGAGTCGTCAGTGATGCCGAGCATTGCTTCATCAAAGCCGTCAGCGAATAGTGTTTTGTTTTCTTTAATCATTTTATTTTCTCTTTAATGCGTTCAACTTATCAATCAATGGCTTCTCATAGTATTTCGTGTAATCAAGACGCCAGTTCTCTTTGTCATGCACCGTAAAGCCAAAATGTATGTAGAAGTGATTGTTCATTGTCTCGCTGTTTAGTAGATATTCTTCATCTTCTTTCGGTGTTTTTGCTTTCGCGCTTCTGTATTCACGTTGATAATTCTTGTCACACTCAAGACATTGAGAGCGTTTGCCGTTGCGCCCGTGTGAGAGTTTACCGAATTCAGTGACATCTTTGATCACATCACACTTCTTGCATTTGCGTCTACTGGCCATTTCTTAGTCTTTCAATCTTTTCTTTTTCAAAATTCTTCTCTACTGCTGTCATTCTGTACTTCTGAATGTGTGTGATCACTTGTTCAGAGTTGATGACAAAGCGACAAGCGTGACCAATCATTTGAGACTGATTCACTTCTTTGATCAGATCAATCATTTCTTTGCGCTTGATCTCGCGCTTCTCAAGTATGTTCATCTCAATAATCAACTGCGCGATCATGCTTCTCTTGTCGCTCATTTGATGATTGTGAGTCTGTCGAGTTGAACGTATGCATTCAGTCTGTCAACAGAACCACCATCAATGTCGTAGTTCGTGCGCGTGACTTCTTTCTTGAACGGCGTGATGTATTGACCTTTCTCGTTCGTCATCTTGATTGAACAGATGTTGTCGCTGTCAACAAGATACAACAGAATTACAAACGGCGCACAGAACGCTCTTGACGCTTCTCTACCAGCTTCGAGTTTGTCGTAGCTTATAAGATATGATCCAAAGTTTTTAAGCGTCTGTAATGACATCCAACGCACTTTGACTTCAGCGATGCGATGAATCTTGTTGTCTTTCATCAGTACGCCGTCGAGTCGTGCATAGTTCTCTGTCATTGCAAAGCTGAGATCATAATGTTCAGAGAGATACTCAAACATTCTCTTTTCTATCTTCTTGACTTGTTGTTTGCTTCTTTTCATAATTGAATATCTGTGTTGATGTTTGTGTCATAGTACGCAATATACTTCGGACGCTTTCCAACATACATGATCAAGTGTTCGTCTTCAAGCTGTGACAACACTTTCTCAGCGTCTTTCTTCTTGCAGTCTTCTGTGTCTCTGATGAAGATCAATGCGTCGCCTTTAGACTTGCCGATGATTTTTGCAGTGATGCGTTTCTTATCTTCATCTGTGAAGACTCTCGTTCTATTGTAGAACTCATCCTCTTCGATCTCTGCGAACTCAACTTCATCAAGTGCGTTGATTGTCATCTCTAAAGCTGGCGGTTCAGCGTTTCTCGTGTACTCTGCTGTGATCTCTGTGATGTCTTTGTTGCGATCGCTCTTCTTTGCTGAGAACGTCGTCTCTGCTTTTTGCACGAGATATGATCCGAGATGACCTTTTGCGTTTCTGTCGTGTTTGTTCTCGTGAAGAACGATTGTGATGTGACACTGCTTTTGTGCTGACCATTTAAGTAGTGACGACGCGATCTTTGTTGCTTCTTCTTCATCGTTGACACCTTTTGATGCGATGTCAGCGATTCCGTCAATGATCAGAAGTCCAATGTTGTCGATTGTTTGAATGATGAACTCGACAAACTTGAGTCGCTCTTTGTTTGAGTCCAGCGATCTGAACTTGAAGTATCTGAGTCGATCATTGTTGATGTTTGTTGCGTGTTGTGCTTGTTGCAAGATCCTTTTCTTGACACGCTGTGCATGATAGTCACCTTGCTCTGTGTCCACGTAGACGACGATCTTGTCGTCAATGTAGCCTCTGAATGTTGATGCAACGTCTTGAGTTGATAGACCAGCAGATGCGAGTGCGCTGATGAAGTATGACTTGCGTGATTTCGCTTTTCCTTGTATGAGAGAAAAGTTGCCGAGAGTGCCGAAGATGTATGATTGTTGATTGATGACGATATCAATACACTTCTCTGGCTGTTCAACAACAATCGTTGAATCAACTTCTGTGTCAAGAAGACGTTGATGCATTTCATCAATTTCTTCTTCAGTGCTTTCTTCAATATCAAAAAATGACTCATCATCGTGTACTTCATATTTTTTGCCATAACCGAGTTTTGCTATTTCAACAGATGCGTCATGAAAATTGCCGTCGTGATTCAATACCGCATAACATTGAAACGAGTCGTAAGGTTGCTCCGCTTGAAATGATGACGACGTTGTAAACGGCCAGAACAATCCGCTGTCTTTAAAGATGACACCAGATGTTTTGCTCTCTGTCTTTCCCGGACGCAACAGATAAACATATTTTGAAGACTCACCTACAATTGTCCACGAGTTCTGAAGCATGACATCAAGTGCAGTGTGTGACTCTCTGAACTCTCCCCACGGTGTATGATCATCTGTCTGTTGATCGCCTTGCAATTTTACTTCTTGAACAACAATAGGCGTCACCTCATCCATGAGTCTTGCAACTCTGAACAGAATGTCACGCTCTTCTTCAGAGATGCGTGTGACGTTTGTGATCTTGCCTTCGATCTTGTAGCCTTGCGAGGGAAAGGCGACGATCTGTCCGCCACGACCGCGTGTTTCGAACGTGACTTCGCCTTTCTTGTTTCTTGCAAGTTTTTGATTTCCCGCGATTTGATCGCACTTGAAGATCCAGTGAAAGCCACCAGAGCGGGTGCGTTGCACGATCATCTTTGATCTGAGATCAGATGCTTCTTCATCAAGATGATCACAGAATCGTTCATACTCGTCTGAAGTGAAATGCTTTGAGTCAATGTCGAGACATTGAATGCCGTCGAAGCCCATGACGAGACCAATTGATTGTGTGTTGTTGAACAGACGTGACGCTTCTTCTAAACCCATAGGCTCTTCAGCGTATTGTTGCCAGTTCTTAATCGAAGGGCGTTTCTCACCGTCAATGATCGGTATCGGCGAAAAGCCACTCGCAATATATTTCTTTGCAATTTCTTTTGTTGTCATTGTGTTTGTTTGGTTTTATCTGATCAAAGACCAGTTGTCACAATTGCGCTCGTGTAGTTTAGGTGATAATGTCGCGGATTTTTTGTCGCGCAACTCTTCAAATGGGAAAATGAACCACCTTCGATTGTGTACGTCATAGCACACTATGAAATCAACGCCTTCATATTTGTTAAAATCAATGATGATTCGAGCGTGTCCGTTTGCTAACATCGTTCCACTTTTAACTTGAATAGTAACGAATTGCGATTCGCGAAACGCGATCAAGTCAACTGCTGACTGATTCACGAACGGAAATGCAACATGCCAATCTCGTTTAATAAGTTCAGCCGCGCATCGCAATTCAGTCAATGCACCGTACTTGTGAGCATCGTGAATCATATTTGTGAGATCTTCTCAACATAGTCATCGTATGATTTCGCGATGAAGTACACACCGCCAGAATCGTTGATCTCTTTCTCGATCTCTTTCTGATCTGCTGATTGTCTGTCTTTGCCTATCTTAACTTCGATGCCTATGAAGCGACCGTTGATGATTCCGATGATGTCCGGCACTCCTTTTCTCTGAACTCCTTTTCTGTATGTTTGACGCTTTACGTCATAGACTGCGCCGTTGTTAATGCGATACGCACATCCTTCTCTGACGTGATGCATGTCATAGATGATCGTCTTTGTGAGATCATTCGCAGTCGTGTCTTTGAACTTCTTCTTCACTAATGCATGAGGCGGAAAGTCCGGATGTTTCTCTGCTTTCAACTCAGTTGCCAGTTTTGAAAGTTCTTTCAAGTTCTTAGGAATCCATTTCATTGTTTCTAATATCTGTTAATTCGACAGAACGTTCAATCATTCTCACGATGTGCGATTTTCCCAAAGCTATGAAATGGCGCTTCGCCAAGTTCCAGCATCTTGCATCAAAGTCCTTTGATCTCTTTTTCATACTTGCTCAACTTACTGAAAAATTTAATATACTCAGCGAACGTCTCGTTGAGTTGTTCTTGTATCTCTTCACGCGTAATTCTTACAACATGCAGATCTTTCTGATCAAAGCGCGGATCATACGAAACAAAATCAAGATACTGCAATGTTTCAATCACAATGAAGTAGTGAAAGATCTGGTGTTTGTATTCGTTCGGCATCTTATTCTGTCGCATGTATTCGACGTGCTTTCTTGATGAAGGACATTTGATCTCAACTGCACCGACAGCGATATTGTTCTCAAAAATCAATGCATCTGGCGACACGGCGAGCCAATCGTATTTGTCGTGCATACAATAGCCAACTTCTGTTGCATTGCTGTTCGTGCGTTCGTTGTATGTCTTCAATGCTTCTGGCTCAAACAATATGCCATGCTCCATGAATTTTGACGTGTACGTCTCTTCAATGATTCTCGTCATTCTCTCAGCGATCAGTTCATCGATGAATGAGAGATTGTTTGATTTGAAGATGTTCTTTGCGCGTGAGCCAGTGATGACACCGAGTCGTGCTTTGAACCATTCTTCAGATCGTTGCTGTAGTTCTAATATTTTCATTTAGTCTCTTTCTATACCGTTCTCCTTGAGGTCGCGGTTGTTTAATGCTATGATGCTGTTGCGGTTTATTTCCTTGGCTTTCTCTGCCAGTTCATTGACGGTCTGCATTGCGTATCCCATCATTTTGTCGAATGCTTCGTGGTTTTCTTTTTTCGGATAACGACATTCTTCCAATGGAATGTATTTCGCTAAATAATCTCTTTTCATTTCTCTTTGGTGTTAAAGGTTATATGTCTCTGCATACAAATTGATGTATAAACTCTTCATTATATGCTTAAACGCTCGTTAATGATGCAAATAAGCATCTTGTTTTGTGACAATTTAAGGCTCATCGTTGTGAGGATTTTTGCGATTCGAGAAATCATTTCAGCTTGATCATCTTCATGTTGTAATTGTCAACGCCTTTGCTGACGATCTGATCGTAGTTGTCAACGCGCTGAAGTTTCTGTTTAAATACAGAGTAGTTGACTTCATGGTGCCAACGCTCGTATCGCCAAACGACTTTCACAAGATCTGGATGTTGCTCTCTTAAACTCTCAGCGAAGTCGCGTCTGTTGTTTGAGTCAGCGTACACTTCTTCTGTATTGCCGCCTTTCATCTTGAGCGTTCCGATCTTATCACAGAAGAACGCATTGAAGAGCAGTGTGCAGTGATCGTCTTTCAAGATACGCAATGAGAGATCAGTGTCTTCGTTGTACTTACCGCGCCATCGATGCTCGATGTCGTTGCTCAGTAGAATGCAAGAGTAGATTCTTGTGTTCATCATGTACGGCTTTCTCGTTGATCCTTCTGGAACAAAGAAGCGATAATTCATTCCGCTCATCTTTACGTTCTCGTATCTATCTGTGAAGTCTTCAACGGCTCTGAACGTCGCTGATGTTTTCACTTTGATCTTTCTGTTGTTGTTGAGACGACCGAAGCCAGAGATGTTGTCGTCAAGAATCCAGTGTCTTTTGTGTCCTTCTGAAATGCTGTGTTCCCAAACCCAGTTTCGTGCTGGTATTGAGCCTTGCCCTAAGTTACTGAACGGTAGTACTAAGATCTTCGCTTCATCAATCACTGAAGCATAGTCATCGAACTCTTGTGCTTCGATCACAATGCGATAGTTGATGCCGATGTCTTCAAGTGCTTTCGCTGTGAGTCGAGATTCGTGACGACCTTTGCTGATGATGTAGATTGGATATTTTGTCTGTTTCATATGAAAAGCGTGTTTTCTTCATCTTCATCAATGTACAGAAAATACTTTGGCGCAAGTGTTTCTTTCTTAGGAAACCACACGCTCTTTGTGTTCGCTGTCAGATTCTGATCGATCATCTGTGCGAACATCTTGACGTGATGATACGTCTGAAATGACACGATGATCTGCTGAACTGGCTCTGTGTTCTCTTGCAAGAACTCTGGCATTGAATGCCATTCTTTTTCCCATTCGTTCTCAAACGTCGGAAACATGTCTATTTGATCACTCATTCTTTTTGAAGTTTTGATTGTCGAACCACGTCAAGATCTGCTCTGTTGCTCTGAGTCGTTCGTCGTTGTTGATGTCTTTGAAGCATTCACGCCATGCAGAGAGTCCGTCTCTGATTGTGTTGATGATCTGCTCAGTCTCTCTCGATACCATTTTTTCTCAAGTCTTTGTTCATTTGATCTACTAATGAACGAGGGAACTTCTCTCTCGTCATTTGTAGTGCTTCAGATGCGTCGACATTGCTGTCAACGAGCGCGATGAAGTAGTTCCATTCTTTTGAATCTCGCAAAATCATGATCAGTACAAATCTGGAAACTCTCTTCTGTGATACTTCGTGAACAGATAGTCGCCATCTGTTTTGAGTTCTTGAACGAGACTCATGATTCGAGCGCGTTGTTCTGATCCTCTTTTGTAGACTCTTGAGTCTTCTGTTCTTTGATAGTGCCAATCGTGTGCTTTGAGCAGTTGATCAAGCGTTTGTTTTTTCTCTGTTGTTGTCATTGTTCTTGTTTTTATTTTTTTATGAATGCGCTGTTTGTGTCCCAGCCGTTTTTAAATGTAGGCAATTTGATTGCAGGTACAAAGCCATGATCTTGTAGTTCTTCGATCATCAGATTCGCTCTTGATCGCCAATCAAAACCGCTCATCGGATGAAACTCAAGAATGATTGCTCTCAAATTTGGCTGAATGATATTGTAAGAATATTCCGCTCCTTCAACATCGATCTTCACAACTGAAGCGTCTTTGACTGCATCTTCATATCTGATCGCTTCAACAATCACGCTCTCATGCTTTCGTGAAGATTTGACGATTGAGTTTGTTGCTCCAATACCATTTGAAAGATGAAGTTCAACTTGTTGAGAGTCATCGCCTACAACAGCGAGATTCATCATCGTTGTATTTTCTCTTTCGTTCATCTTGAGAACTTCAAAAGTAACTGGTGACGCTTCGAATGCGTTGACGTGCTTTGCGAATCTTGACGCATAGAGAGCGTATTCTCCGACATATGCACCAATATCCGCGACGATATCGTCTTTGTGAAGATCAATTGAATACGCGCTTTTCATTGGGTTTTGGAAAGCATTGTTGCTCTTTGTGTTTTTCAATGCGTAATGACCGAGAGTGTGTTTGTTCTCGATGAACACTTTTTCTGTTGTTGTCATTGTTCTTGTTTTTAAAATTTAAGCCATCTTCTTCTTCTCTCGTACTTTCTGATCAGCGTTGCATTGCTGTTCAGAACTCTTGTCGTTGCATCTGTCCAGTCAGTTGCAGACGCTGAGATCATAATGTTGAGCGAATCCCAGCGCAGTTCATTGATGTACTTGTTGACGTACATTCTGTGCTTTCTTTTACGAAAATAATTGTTCAGTGCTTTCATCTATGGTGTAGAGTTTGCGATCAACTATGAACTGACATATATAGCTGTCTGATTTTTGTTTTTTGACCCATGCTGTGACATCATTCTCGTGAAGCATCAGCGAGATCTTGAATGCGTCATGTTGTTTCATTCATCTTTGTTCTGAGTTGCGTGAATGCAATCTTGTACTTGTTGAGATCTTTCACTTGTTTCTGTAAAGACTTCAACTGCTTCTCTGATTCTGCAAGTACGTCGTTGAGATCGTCAACAATTATTTTGTGACGCTCAAGTTCTTCACGCACGTTCAGAATTGCATTGTACTGATCGAACTTCTTCTCTTTGATTAGATTGCTCACGAAATCATACACAGCACAATACAGATCAAAGTGCTTGAGACGCTGTTCAACGACAACGTGATACTTGTGTTCGTGTTGTCGTGTTGAATAGATGATTGTTGAGTGATCCATATCAAAGC